GAACCCTCAATATGCTCAATTATTTTCTTTTGTTTTGGTTGTATCCAAATAATATCATCATAAGTTGTTTCTGGATGTACTTCAATCCATTTAGGTATAATATATTTTTTACCATCATCTAATTGTATCAAACCAGGATGGAATGAACCTTCAACTTCATACTTATGAACACTCACTACTGATGACTTAATTTTATCACGTTTAGGATAAAGTGAAATTGGTGTCACTGAATGAATTATTTCACTCATGGACTGTCCATTGTCGTAAACAATATTTACATTGTATAACATAACCTTAATTTTATATGATAAATATAAATTATTAGTTACGGTCAGACTCTAGAAACAAATTCTGAACCTGGTTCATGATCATCATCAACTATACCTAAGTTCTGTAAGTGTTCTTTAAAGTGATCATCCATTTCCCAATCAACTTTAGATTGGAATGTGGATGGGTTATAATCTTCTATGTGTTGTATTTGTTTGTTAGTAAAGATATTACCAACATAAAGGAAATAATGGTTATAACAAAGTAATTCTAAGTTTTCAATTGTCCAATTCTTTTTATTACCATCCTTAAAATTAAGTATTAATGGTACTTTATAATCAGATACTCTACGTTCTTGGAACTGGCATTTATTACAACATTCTTGTAAATAACTTTCCTGTATTAATCTATTCTTTAGTTTCTCAGGTGTGTATGAGTCAATAGATACTCTACCTTCAATTATATCTTTTAGAGCTGGTTCTTTACCTTTATTAGATAAGAACTTAGATATACCTTTACCTGATTGGTTTTTATGTTTATCAAATAGTATTACACCATTATCGTCAGTGAAATTCTTAGCCCATTTTTTATAATGGATATATGAGCAATGAAGGTATCTAGCCGCTGCACGGTTAGATTTAGTCATAGCCATTGCTCGTTCAATATCAGATTTCAATAACGGTTTTGGTAACATAACTATTTTTCATTGTTGGACTTTAATTTAATTAATATGTTCCAAATATCTTCTGCTGTCTCAGATGGTACAATTTTTTCCTCATCATCATATAATTCATTTAATGATCCATCTGGATTGAATTTATCATATAAGTAGAAATTAACTACTTCAAATCCTTCCTTACCAAAATGGAGTAATATAAGTGAATCTATAATTTGTAGAAACGCTTCATCATAAGTACTAAAGTCAACTCTTAATTCAGCATTTGTTAATGCTGTTCTAGTTTGAACAGCTTGTAGAGCCATCATTATACTTACAAATAAATCTTTTTGTTTTTCTAAGTATGCTTTCTTTTTACGTTTAACTGTAGAATTTATTTTAAGCAATTGATCAACTGCTTTCTTAATATCCTCATAACTATTATCCATTAACTTAAATTTTATTTATTAAATCTCTTATACGAGCACACTCAGTATAATCTTCTACATCGATAAGTCTATCTAAACATGTTTGTAATGCTTGTTTCCACTCACGTTTTTCTATTTCAACATAATATTCACTTTGTCCTAATTCAAATAAGATAGCTGTCTTAGTTTTACTTTTAATAGCATCACTTATTCCTTCTACAGCCTCATGATAAACAGCAGCAGCAAAAACTTCATTATTACTTAAAGCCTCTACATCTGGTGCTCCATCTCCTTTAACCGTGACTAGCATTTTAGGTACTTTCCTAACTGATTTCTTAGCCATATCTATTATTTGTTATAAATATGGACTAATCTATCTTCATAGGTGTTCAAATCTTTAATAGTAATTTTAAATATATCTAATTCAAACGTTCCTATTTCTCCTGAGTCAGCTATAATTTCGGGTAATTGAATTAATAGATTAAATGCTTGTTGTGTTAATTTACTAGCATCAAATTCAACTACAATATTATTTGTTGGTAATGTATGTTTATATACTTTAAGTTTACTTTTCAAATCAACCCAAGTATGTTTTTGTTCTAGATCATAATAATATGATTCTAATACTCCCATTTCATCATCAGTATATAAAGTACTACACCATGGTTCTAAAACAGTCATAGCATCTAAATTACAATTATGTACTTTATAACCAACATCATACTTATGAGGTATAATTGGATATTGATACTCATCATTTTTAACAAAATGTCCCCACTTGCGAATATAGTTTCTCATCGCTTTGTTTTTCATCTCATGAAATGCAGGATCTTTAGTTACTTGTTCTACTCCATCTTGAAACTGTCCTCCTCTACAAGTTAAATGATAAACATAAGCCTCCCATGATTGAATAATCTCATAGTCATTTAAAATAAACCTATTAAACATATCACTATCTTCATGGTATGAATGAAAACGTTCATCATGCATTCCAATAGATGTTATATCTTCTTTATAACAAGCCCAAGGTGCAAATATACCTTTAGTTGTTTTATCTTTATTAGCTTGAATTGTTTCTTCAACAAATGAATCAAAATCTTCCTTAATAAAATCTTCAGGATACAATCCAAAGTTTTTAATTATTTTCTCTTTACCCTCTGGATGTAATGGTGGTTCAATACGAGTAGCACTTACAACTGATAGTGGTTTTAAATGTTTTAAAATACCTGTATCAAATCCTTTAGCCATATACATGTCAGCATGAAACATACATACTATCTCTGTTTTAGCTATTTCAATACATCTATTATAACCAGCTGCTATACCTTGTGGTTTGTCATCAAGATTTTTTAAATATGTGATATTATTTTCATCACACCACTGTTCAGTACCATCATTATCAGCATCAATAAACACTATAATATCATATTCATATGCTGAGTTTTCTCTAATTGAATTAATACTGTTTTTTAAATACCTTAAGTTGTTTTTACTTGGTATACAAAATGTTATTTTTCTATTCATATATTATTTTTAATAAACAGAACATCTTTTTGATATTCATCTAATATAACTTCATCTAATATTTTAAATCCAAATCCATCTAAATAATCAACTACATCTTGATAAAATGATTGTCCATCCCATACTTGTTTTATTTCTAATTCAATCTGTAGTGCTTTAAAACTATCTAATTTGTCTCCAAATCCTTTTAATACTTGTAAGGCAAAACCCTCAACATCTATTTTAGCTAGATCAAAACTATCTATATCTAAATGTAACATCATTTGATCCATTCTCCAAGCATCTACTTCTACTTTTTCACTTATAAATGGACTAACTGTTCTATCTAATAAAGAAGATATACCTACATTTTCTTCCTTACCAAACACACCAGCATTAAATTCAACTACACCTGTACTATCAGAAGCAGCTATGTTAATAGTTTGATATTGAGGATAAGTAGCTACAATATTGTTATAGCATACTGGATGAGCTTCTACTATAAAACACTTAGTAGGATCTAATTTCCAATAATGAGAAACATAGTTGGTATCATGTCCATCACGAGATCCAATTTCGATAAAACTATTTATATTAATTTTATCTTTTAAAGTCTCAGTTAATTGTCTTATATCATGTCTCATATTGAATAATTTTCACCATGTGCTCTTAATTCATAGTATAACTCTTTATATTCTGAATTGTTAAAATAGGTTTGTAAGCCATATTCTGCTCGTCTACAAAATTCCTCAGTACTAATACTAAGTTTATTTTGTTTGAATGTTTGAGAATTTAAATGGCATATTGTATTAGTATCAGATACTATTGTTTTTAAGTTATTAGATTCAGTTATACAACCAGTATAAAAATCTAATCCCCATCCATATATTAATTCTTGAGGATATTGTTTAATGGTTTCTAAAACGTCTCTTCTAATTAATGGACATTGAAAATCAATCCATTTAGTTTGTCTTAATCCCTTACCCCAGTTCCACATTTGTTTCCAATGACATTGTTCTGTTGAGGCGTTTATTATAGTTGGACTATAAACAGCAGCATCTGATTGTTTAGCTTCATTTAATGATGTGGTTAGAAATGATGGTCCATGAAATATAAGATCATTATTTAAAAAGTATAAGTAATCATGATCTGTACTTAAAAAATAATCTAATACAACATTAAATCCTCCTCCAAAGAATATATTTTCTTCTAATTGATGTGTAGTTGATTTAGCTAATGGTTCTATTGAGCCATTATCTACTACTATTAACTCACATGTTTCAAAAAATGGATCTCGTTTTAATTGAGTAACTAAATTATCAGTTAAATCAGGTAAGTTATGATTTAAAGTTGCTATTAACATTATTTATATTTTTGATCTCTATTTTCAATTACAACAATAACATCATCCCATCTGTTTTTATTAAACCTTAAATCAACAGTGTAAGCATAATGTGTTTTATTATCTATAACATTATAAATGTCTTCTAAATAATTTATATCTTGAATATCTTCTATAATCATAATACCATCTTGTTTTAATAATGGTAAGTATAATTTAATAGATTCTAATTGATGTTCCAAATAATGAGAACCATCTTCTAAAATAATATCATATTGTCTTTCAGATGCTTGTTTAATAACATTTGTATCATTAAAACTACCCTTATAGAATGTAAATAAACTCTTATCTACTTTAATATAATCAGCTATATCAATTCCATAATGTTTAATATTAGGAAAATATTCTGAACATATAGCTATATTACCTCCAAAGTTAAGACCTATTTCTAAAAAATCAATTGATTTATTTCTATATGGTTCAAATAATCTATCATATACTACAGCGTAGGCATGTCCGTTATCATAATTACCTTGGTAGCTTAATTTATCAGTTAAATTCTGATATTTAATTGCTAAGTCTTTATAATTCATATTTTATTGGTGCGTTATAATTTGATTGCATTATGATACCCATATAGTTTTGAGCTATCATTTGTTCTGTTATACCTTGTTGTTTGTATTCTATATACTGTTGTGGGTAATGAAATACTTTAAATAATGGTTCCGCTGGGTATAAAGGTATAGATTTGAAGTTTAATAATGCTTCTCCATACCAACTAAATTCACTATGTGAGTATTCTAATAACTGTTCAAATGTTAAGTTATTAGGCTTAATATATTTTTCTTCTAAGTCACTCCATACTTTAGATGACCAAATAATAGGTGATGGACCAAAGTCATATACTTTACCTTCACGTCCAAATAAAGTCATTATTTTTTCTCTATCTGTTACAAAACTATCTTTAGGATCAAATCCTAATACTTTAGTTTTAGTTACTGTCCAAGTAAATAATTCTTTCTGTTCATGTATTACAGTATAAGGTGTTTCATCATCAAACATAAAGTCACTTATACTAAATGGTCTTATAAAATAAGCATCTGAATCTAAGCAAACATAGTTTTCAGCTAAGCCTAATTTCCAAAAATTGGATTTAACTAATTGTTGTTGTACCCAACCTGGTTTGTTTGATTGATAAATGTCATCATCACATAATACAGTTATACCTTCTATTTGTTTAAATTCAGATACATCTGCTTTAGGTACACTAACATAGAAACGAATATTATCTTTATTAAAATCATCTACTGATGATACTAAATTAACTACTCGAGCAAAATCTTTATGATATGATTTGCAATATAAAACTAATTTGTCCATGGTTTAATCATTCCGTATTCATCAAATATAGGCATCCTACCCCACTTAGCCAACCATTTTTTAGCATTATTTTGTTCTGCTTCTTGTTGGCGTTGAGATGATTTACCATCATTTTCTTCTAGTCTATGAGAGCCTCTAGCTCCAAAATGCCAAACAATAGATTTAGATGGTAAAATAAATCTAATACCATGTTGTAACATACGTAAAAATAAATCCATATCATCCCAACTTGTAGGAGCAAATCTATCATCATTACCTCCTACTTCATCCCAAACTGATTTCTTAACTAAACCACTCACACCTTCACCTTTAGGTATTTCAAAATCATTCATTCGCTTAAATTCCTCAACCCATTCCTCTAAGTCATTACCTCTAAAGTCATGACTGTACGCTCCAAAAGCATCTAATGGTACTAAAACAGTACCTGGTCTATCAGGTGAATTAAATGTATTAGGTTCTATTCTAAAACTATTAACCCATAATTTTTCATTAGGGTATTTATTATGTGTATTGAGTAATTCTAAATCCCAATCTTTAGTTACATAAAAATCTGAGTGTAAGAAACAAATATATTCTGTTTTAACTTTATCAGCGCAAAAATTCATTCCGCCTCCTATTCCTATAGGCACTTCATTTTTATCTATATAAACTGTTAATCCGTATTTACCAATATTATTTGATAACCACTCATTAGTACCATCAGTACAATTTTCAGCATGTATAATAAATGGAGCGTCTTTAAAGTGACTATTTTTTCTAACTGAATCAATAGCGAGTTTAAGGTAGGGTAGGTTATTATAAGTTGAGATACAAAATGTTAAAGGACTAGATTGTGTCATAGAATGAATTTTGTTTTTCTTGACGTTCAATTGTTTTAGGATGTATTAAATCATATCCATGAGGCAAATTAGCTATTGTCTTCCAGCCTGATAAACGCTCATGTACTTTATTTTTCCACTCAATATCCTTTTTATTAGCACAGATACGAGTTTGATAATCAGGATAATTAACATATCCATTATCATCAACAAACCATCTCCATTTATCAATATGTTCTCTAGTTAATCCATCTACTGTATTAATTCTAGGTACTGAGATAACATCTACTATTCCTTTATTAGTGTTAAGTATTTCATGTATATAATCTAATAGGTTATCACTTAAATACTCATCAGCATCAATAAAGAATATCCATTCCTTAGTACAATGTGATTTTAAATTATTTTTGAATGAGGCAAAGTCATTATTTAATGGGTAAAGTACAGAACGAATTTTTCCCTGTTCCTGTAGGCTCATAATATAACATAAAACTTTTTTCTTGTCTTCTGGTAAAGTAGGTATATCATTTTGTAATACATCCATCTGTACTATAATTTCATCTTCATCTCTAATAGATGATAATAATTGACTTAACAGTCTATCTAACTCAACATGCTCATTACAAGCAGTAATCGCGAAACTAATATTAGTCATAACTTAAATTTTAAAGTAATCCAATATAGGCACAAGCCTCATCAAATGATTTTCTATCAAATGTCTTTAATGTTTTAGGATCTGATTTATAAGGAGCACCTTTAAGTTTAGTTTTTTCTTCATCTGTTGTTTCTACAGCTTTAATACCTGCCCATCCCCAATTATCTTTATCTGTACCGTTAACAAACACTGTACCTTTATCAGACACATTTAATACAGTCGGATACCAAACTTGTTTATTAGTATCTATAAACTTAATGTCTTTATATAACTCAGGCATTACTTCCTCAGTCTCAATAACTAATTGACTGCCTTCAATCATTAATTCATTAGATGTGAAACCACATCCCATGCAATTCCAAACTTTTATTTTTTCTGCTTCATGCTCATAACAGGCATCAGATCCACAATGAGCACATATTACTAATTTATCATTCATATTAATATACTTTTTCACTTGGTGTTGGTATTATATCATAATGTAAACCTTCGTTTCCATTTTGTCCTATAATATTCATTCGTTCATTCATTTCTTCTTCATCACTTGCAATAGCATGTCCTATACAAGGTGAAATTCTAACATCATTTACTTGTTCTAAATTACTTTTTAATGTTTCCCATCCTGCGGGTGTTAAATTGTAATTATTTGAACCTGCTATAAATCCTTTTAACCATATAATGAATTCTCTACTTGTCATTATTATACTTTTTTAAGTTTAGGTAATGAAGGTAATTTTAATTCAACTTGTTTTGGTACTTTATTTTCAAGAATGTTATCTAATTTTTCAACCATTTTATCAAATGTGAAATTAGTTTTAGCATAATGTGCTTGACGTTTAGCTAACTCAACATACTTGTTATAATCATTATACACATTAGTTAAAGCTTCACCTACACTAGAGTCATTAGGAGTAAACCATTGTGACTCAGCTAATATCATATCTTTAACTTGAGCTGATTGATGAACATTAGTTAATGAACCACCTACCAATACATTATATTCTGGATGTAGGAAATCTAAATGTCCACTCCAATTACTAGCAATAACAGGCTTTTTAGATAAACTAAATTCAAGTAATGGTCTACCAAAACCTTCTCCTTTAGTTAAACTAACCATTGCTTTAACTTTATAATGGTTATATAAGGCGTTAATATCGTTATCCTCTAAGTCGCCATGTAGTAAATAAACGTTTGGTAAATCGCCTTTAACTGTGTTTTTAACCGCATCTATTTTCTTTAGCATCTCATCTCTATCCATTATAGAATTAGTAGCTGAGCTTGTTTTTAAGATTAATGCTGGTTTGTTCTTTTTATTTTTAAATAATTCTAAGAACGCTTTAATAGTGTACCCTACATTCTTTCTATCTTCACCTATAGTACCTTGTAACCAATGGCCTACAAATAAGAAACAAAAATCTTCTTTAATTTCATCTAATGACTCAACTAAATCACCTTCTAATAAATCATCAGATACAAAGTTATATTTAGTTAAATCAACTCCTTCAAATAATACTTCAACTGGTTTTTCTAGTTTAATAACACCTGCTACTTGATTAGTATTTTTATCTCTTTTCTCAAAATGACTATCTTCAAATACCTTTTTAGCATGTTCTGATGATACTAATATTAAATCCATTCTATTAACACCTTCTACCCAACTTGGATCACATACTGTAGTTTCAATACCAGCTGTGATACCAATATTAAATTTACCTACTGTTTGAAATTCATTAGGTACTGTGATTTGAATCCATACATCAGGCTGTCTAGGCAACTGAGGTTGTTTCCAAATTAAATCTAACAACTGCTTATCCTCAGGCTTATTAGGATCTAAAGCATTCCATGCTGTGCTACCCCAACGTTGTGAGATAATCTTAACATCATACTTATCTGTTTTTAAAAGTGCTTTAACTATATCTCTACTTCTAGCACCGTACCCTGACATTGTCTCAATAGGACAACTTACAAAAATTAATGGTTTCATAACTATTAATAAACTAATTTATGACGAATATGTTTTCTTTTTATTTGTTCTGTTTTAATTAACTCAAATTTAGGTTTTGGTTTCCATGTAGCCAAAACTTCATTCACATGACTTATAACATTTTTACACATGTTATCAGCTGTCATCATAGACTCATCTGAATTAACCCATTCATAAGCTGCTTTACTTACTTCTTCATATGTTTCAAATCCTCTAGTGTGTGAACCAAATTCATCTACTTGATTTGTTTTTAAAGCATATACTTCTAGAATTTGTTTAGCTGCCTCTCTAAAATCAGCTCTATCATCATAAATATAAGGCGTTGGAACAGAACCTTGTAAACTTGAGTTACTTGGAAATACTGGAAACGCCCATTTACCATGTTTCTTATAAGTACCAAAATGGTTAGAGCAGAAGTTTTCATCAAAATCAATCCACTCACCTTTTTCATTCTCAAACCTCATTTGATCTTGCATACCACCAGTTACATTAGCAATAATTGGTTTACCACACATCATTGCTTCAGTTAAACTTAATCCCCATCCTTCATTTGAACTTAATAATATAACAGCATCTGATAAATTATAAATTAAATTTACATCACTAGCTGACATTCTTTGATCTGAGAAATATATTTGACTACATTCATCATCTGTGAATAACATATCTCTAACCGCGTATAAATCAGTTCCATGCTCATCAATAGGTTGAGTATGTAATACAAAAGCACATTTGTTAGCTTTTTCTTTAGGTAAGCTATCTAAAAATAATTTAAAGGCAGCTAATGTATCTGGAACTGACTTACGTCTAATATTTCTAGAATTAAACATTAAAACGAAATCATATTCTCTACCTTGGAAAAAATTCTTTCTAACTTCTGTTAATTTAGGATCATTATACTCAATAGGATAAAATAATTTATTGTTTATACCATGTGGTACATAACTTAATATTTTATCTTTAATTTTCTCACCTAACACTAATTTATTTATGTTAAGTGTTTGTTTTGATATAGACATTAATCCATCACATGACTCATAATATGCTTCATTATATATTGGAGCTGGATAATCATCCCAAATATTAAGATAAATCATTGGTATTTTTCTTCTGATTTCATTCTCAATTTGAAATAACCAAATCCAATATCTAGGATCTGTAAAGAACATAAGTGCATCTGGTTGTTCAACTTCAATTAGTTGTCTAATTGTTTGAGCGTCACCATAACCATCAGTTGGATAAATAAACACACTAGCATCATTAATTTCATTATGCATGTTAGTGTCAGCGCTTATATCTAATCGCTTACCCTTTTCTGGATGGTTAACAGCACCTCCTAAGTTAACCCAATTGAATTGATGAGATGTACCTACTACTATTTCACGAGCCATAGTAGCTATACCTGATGTGAAACGGATGTCATCAGATAATAATAGAATTTTTTTACGTTTCGATTGTTCGATGTAACCTTCTTTCATAACAAATTTTAATTTTTTTAATCTTGACTACCTGATAAGGATAAGTTAGTGTGGTTATGCATTTCTTTTCTATATTCATCACTAGTTAAATAAGCATGTATACTTCTATCTACTAATTTTTGAAGTGAGAACTTAGTTCTAACGCACATCACTTTAAATTCTTCAAATAAATCTTCTCTAACTTTTACACTTGTTAATTTATTTTTGTCCATTTTAATCTGTTTTATATATATAAATATATACGGAGATTAAGAAACGACATTTTTATCACATAAGTCTTTAGAGTTGTTGAATGGACAGTAAGTACAAGAATCTTTACTTACTATTTTAGAATATGATTTAATTATATGTTTACCTTCATTATCAAAACATTCAGTTAAGAACATATTAAATTTCTCAGCTGCTTGTTTACGTTTGATTTTACCACTAGCTGGTTTGAATTCAGTTATATAAGGAATAACAAACTCATCACTATCCCATATTTTTCTCTTTAATATAAAGAATTCAACTTCAATTTTGTCTACATCAATATTATATTGTTTAGCAAAATACTCTTTATAAAGTAATATTTGAGCTAATTTGATTTCATCTTTCTTAGCCTTATCATTCCATCCTGATCTAGAGGTTTTGATATCATATATATAAACTTTGTCTAAATCTTTATCATACAATACAAAATCAATATAACCTTTTAAGAATAAATTTTTAGTTAAACCAACCATTAAAGGTATCTCAATACCTAATAATACTACATTACGTGTAGTGAAGAATTGAGAACGATGTTTTTTAAACCATTCAAGTATATTAACTCCATCCTCATAAAACTCTCTCATTTCGTCTGGATTAGAGAAATGCTGTTTAGTTGATTCAAATTCTTTTTTATAAGTAGCTTTAAATCTTTCGTTAAACAAACTTATAATATCTTCTCTATCAGCTGCTGCTCCACTCTGTTCATACATTATTTTAAGATAATGTTGCATTGTCTCATGAATAGCAGTTCCAAATATAGTATGGATTGAAGCTGAGTATGGCGCTAAATTCTTAACATAATTAAGATACCATTGATGAGGACATCTACGCCATATTGAGTATTGAGAGTATGATACAGTAGATTGATATCTGTAATCAACTTCTTTAAGCTGATGAGTTTTTATTTTTAATTCAATTTCAGTCAGCTTAGTTTTTGCCATATATTGATCTTATCTTAGATCCTAATTCCATGTTATTAGGAGTATCATTAATTAATTTCTGGATATCAGGAATAATTGATTGTTCTTTTTTAATGTATTGAGCTGCGTCTAACAATTCTTCATATAAGTGATTCATATAATTGTCCTTATTATTTTCACCTAATGTTGTGTTATATTTTTTATAACCACGTTCAGCTCTAGCTTTTAAATCTTCAATTACTTGATTAGTAATATTGTCTTTAGTATGTTGCATACGATTTTTTAATGTTAATATTTCTTGTTCACGTTCCATCATCATCATGTACTCACGATATGATTTTGAATCTGATATATAACCCATATATTATAAATTTAATTAATTTAATTAGGGACGCCAAGTGAATTAATTATTAATTATTATAGCCTATTGTATTATCTAATTTATTTTTCTTTGTAACATAGTCACGTTCAATTATATTAGCAAATTTATCAAATCGTGAATCAGTGTAACTGAAATTTTCATCAATTCTGCTGTTCGCGTCTTTGATCATTTGATCTAATGTACGTTCAATTGAATTGCAACGTTCTTCAATTTCTCTCCATTGAGCCATATTTTCATCCTCTAATGACTTGACCCTCTTTAGTGATCTAATGATACTAACTGAAAGCCAAACCAATACCCCAACTGCAGCTGCAGCTAAAGCACCTAAAATAAATGTAATCATGATTTTTTTCTCCTTTTTTTATTTGTACTTGACGTCCCTACATTAAGTATTTTATTTAAAAATTCATCTGTTACTGATGATATACATTCTTTAGCTTCTCGAGTACTAATTTTATAGTAATCAGCTACTTTACTTAGTATTTCCTTATCCCATTTGTTGCTAGGTTTAATATATCTAAAGAATGTTTTCTTTTTAGGTAACACATCACAATAGAAATTATAAACATGTTTACGAGACACATTAGGGTAAATTTGAATCATATTAACTACTTCAATATAAGTAGGATCCATACTTACAAAACGATGAATCATAAATACATTAAATGCCTCTTTATCTTCATCTGTAAAACTATCCCAAGGGCGTTTACTAAATGTTATCTCGTTTAGCCAATCAAATAGATTCATTATTCAAAGCTTTAAGCGGTTCAGGTAAAAACTCTTCATTAACATGTCCGCAAGCAGCACAGCTGAAAACAGGTAATGGAATAAGAGCATCTTGTGCTGTACCCGCTAAAAATTTATTTGCTTTTCTAAGCATAAGACCTTCTTGAAACACTGTCTTACCACACTCATCACAAGTGATGGAAGTTGTTTTTCTTAGATCAATGTTTAATTTAACTTGTTCTTGACTCATTTGTATATATATTTAATGTTATTTCCTCATTATTAATAGAGTAAGCTATATGGCTTACTATTTTATTATCATTGTTATTAAACCACTCAGCAATAGTATCTTGTTCATCTGGATTAATATTATTGCATAATATTTGAAATATATCTTTCACTGAGTTCATTGGTTCTAATACTAGAAGATAATAAATATCTTCATTTTTAACAAATCCTCCTTTAAATAATAAATCAGGTTCTGTCACAAGTAACTTTGTTTTCTGATTTATAATATCACATAATGTTTTAGTTATGTATGTAATATCTTCTATTGGTATATATTCATTTCTTTTTTCATCATATGATACAATAACAGATGACTCACCCTCTTCAAATAATTCAAAATACACTTCAGGTTTACCTAATGAGTATCCTAAAAATATGTTTTGTATCTTATTTTCATTTGTTATATAAATGTTATTAACAAATTCTATTATATCATCATTCTTATCAAATACTTTATTAATTAATACTAATAGATCATGTTTGTTTATTTTTGACTTACTAAAACTGATATTAACTCTATCTGTATTAATAAAGTCTTTAGATATTTTTAACCCATGTTCAAATGAAGGATCAATATCAACATTCAATAATTTACAAGCATTGTTAAATGCCTTTATAAAATCTAATTTACTCATATGTTTAATAATTTAGCTACACAACCCATAAAACATATCTCTTTATCAGGTATAGTAGTTGAATGAAATAAATATTCTTCTATTATAATAGTTGCTTCTGGTGTTGAGTAAGCGTTATGTAGTTCTTTATATAACCCAGTAAAATCATTTATATCATTATCAGCTATAATTTGTCTAATAGTATTAAATGATGTTTTCTTTTTAGATTTAGCTTCATTAATTATTTGTTCAGTGTAACTACTATCAGTAATTTTTTTAATTACTAATTTATTTCCAATAGATAAACCCTGAGTTAAGCTTAATGCTCGTCTAATATCAGGGTATGTTTTTTTAACTATTTCAACTACATCCTTAATATCATACTCTACTTGTTCTGTTTCAAGTATATCTTTTAAACGCTTAGCTATTGTTTTAGGTTCAGGAGCATTTAATGCAAATGTATTTAGTCTTGACTTAAGTGGATCAGTAATACGTTCTACAAAGTTACAAGTGAATATAAACCTAGTAGTTAAACTAAATGACTCAATAACATTTCTAAGTGCCGCTTGAGCATTTATAGTTAAGAAATCAGCTTCATCTAATATAACAACTTTAAGTGGTTTGAATGTAGCACCTGAAGCGAATTGTTTTACTTTATCTCTAATTGTATCAATACCATTCTCATCAGAACAGTTTAAATAAATAAAATCACAATTAATGTTTTTAACTATTAATTTAGCTGCTGTTGTTTTACCTGTACCTGGAGGACCATAAAGTAATAAATTAGGAAAATCATTTTTACTAATCCATTCTTCTAGACTAGATATAAAATCATCATTACCTAAATAACCTTCTAATGTATCGGGTCTGTATTTCTCAACCCACAATGTATGTTTACTCATATATAATCCATTATTAATTCTTCACCACAGCACATATACTGTAATGTTTTAAATTTAGCCTCATCATCTAATGGTTTAGCTTCATTATAGTCACTACTCCATACTAACTGACCACCATACATTAAACCACAAAAATATTCTAATTGTGAGTTCATTACAATGAACCAATTACGTTTAGGTGCTTTTTTACCTGTCATAATTTATTTGTTTAATTAAACCAAACATGGTACAGCATTTTAAACCCAAAGTATAAAATACAACTCGCAAAAATTGTTATTACAGCTACTGCTATAAATTCAAACCAATTAAATTTTTTCATATATTAAATTTTATCTTGTTGTTCCAATAATAAGTTCTTTATCCTGGATCACCAAATATTCACCTGTTGTATCTTGGCAATCAATAAGATAATATCTACCACCAGCTGCTTTCATGGCTCCATCAATATCAAGTTTTTTAACTTGAGTATGACCTACTACTTGAATCACTTGTTCACGTAATGTCTCTCTATTAGCAGCCATTAATGAACGAGGTCTAATCCAGATTGGAGATTGTTCTTCATTATCACCATATGGATCTAGATAACTCATTTTCTTTATACTAACTGCTACTCCAAACTGAAATGATAATGGTTTATATTTAAACAACTCATTAATTTGTTCAACCATTGTTTCTATTTTCCATCCATCATTACCAAACACACTATCTAGAAATTTACTACTAACACCAGCATGTGAAAACAAATACTCATCAAATTGATAAGCCATTTGTAGATGCTCTCTATTAGTATCAAGCACAGGACTAATTTGATAACTAAACATTGATTGATATCCTGATGTTCCATTATCTCCTACTTCAGGGAAATAATGGTAGTCATGATTACCAATTAACATGATAACTTCTTTATTAGTTGTTTTTTTATATTCAATAATGTCAAGAAAATTATTTAATTGTTCTTCTCCTTTAATATCAAATGAATCAAAGTAATCACCAATGAAGACAATTCTGTCAGCATCTTGTTCTTGATTAACAATTAGTTTCCATAATGAACGTCCATGAACATCTCCGATTACAACTGTTTTCATTTTATTATAAATTATTGTTTAACAAATTTTTCTCTTTCTTTTTCAAGTATTAGAGAAAATGGATCAAGTGTTTCTTCAAACACCTTAGAAAAGAAATCGTCCATATTATGATTTCTTCTATCAATTAATCCTCTAATATAGTCAATTTTTTTCTGATTACCTTCAACATTAGCATTATGTTCATGAACACGAGCATACATTTTAGATATTGCTCTAATTTGATTATAATATGACTTAGCGTTATCCATAAATGCTTTCATTTTCTCCCAATACTTAAATGAGGTGGATGATCTAATATCTAAAGCATATCTCATTCTATAACTTAAAGTAATACTTGGATGAATTAATTTAATTGGGAAGTCATCATAATGGATAACAATAGTATCTTTTGATCGAATCATCTCATCACTAAAAATATCCATTTTAAAATGTCTAGATCTAGCTAATTCATCATTTACAGTTTCTTCCCATGACTTAGCTAACTGCCACATATGAGCTTTAGGATCAAAT